CCCGCCGCGGCGTCACCAGCCCCGACTGCGAGCACTGCACACCCGATGCCCAGCGCATGCCCAGTGCATAGCCCGATGCATGCCCGGAGCAATGCCCAACCGATGCCCAACGATGCCAGAGGTAGAGGTAGAGATGTTTAACTCACCATCCACTCCAACGACGAGTACCAGCACGGGCGCGAGCGATTCGATGGATGGATCGAAGCCAGCCACCATCGAAGGCTTCCCGTACGTCGCCGGTCGCTGCCCCAACTGCGGCGGCAACAGCCTGTTCCTCGGCAGCGGCGGACACATCACGTGCTCACGGCTCGACTGCTCGAACCCAGCCGCAGTGGACGACCAACTGCACGCCCAGCCGTTGCGACCGGTCGTGTCGTCGGGCGCGCATTCAGCCTCTGAACGTCCGGACATCTACGAGCTGCGCGAGCTCGGCGTCCGCGTGCTCGACGACGACCAGTGCTGCGAACTGGGCTGCTCGGGCGGTGCGTGCGAGTCGTGTCCGTGCTGCTGCGCCGGCTGGTGTGTTACCGGCGTCGATGGCCTGCCCGACCCGGTCAATGACGCCGAGAACTACGCGATCTGGCTCGAGGTGGCCGCCGAGCACAACCCGACCGCAGCACGTCTGGCGGCCGTCGCGGCGGACTTGGAGCGGACGGAGGGTGATCTGGCGGTCGCGGTCCGCGAAGCCACGAGAGCGCGCCAGACGGTCGCGTCCCTCTTCGCCGCCGAGGTCGTTGCGGCGATGGATCGCGGCTGATGGCGCACAAGGCGCGGTTCGCGCAACACACCCCCGACCGGGCGCTCATCACCCGCTGCCAGCCCTGCGGGAAGTACCGCTACCCGAACCGGCGCACCGCGCAGGCCGCCGCGAAACAGACGCCGGGCACGCACATGGCCACCTACCGGTGCCCGGTGTTCGCCGGCTGGTGGCATCTCGGGCACATGCCGCGGTCGGTGGTGCACGGCAAGGAGCCGAAGGCCGCGTTCCAGGCGCGGGTCGAGCGGCGACGGCGGGAGGCGTCATGAGTGCACCGACGACCTGGACCTGCGGCGGCTGCGGCCAGGAGACCTCGGTGCGGCACTTCCTGCAACGCGACGGCGTGATGGTGCACGACCCCGAAGCCGCCTACCGCGAAGCGGCCGGCCTCGACGAACCCGAGCCCACGCCGCCCGACGCGAACGGGTCGAACGCGTGAGCCCGCGGACCGAGCAGGAGCTCCTCGACGCCACCATCGACCTCGCCACCCGCACCCGCTGGGCCGTCCACCACGACCGCCCAGCCCGCCGCGCCGGCAACCGCTGGCAAACCGCCATCCAAGGCCACGCCGGCTTCCCCGACCTGGTGCTGGCCCGTCACGGTGTGGTGCTGTTCCGCGAGCTGAAGGGCTACGACAAGAACGGCCGCATGGGCCGCCTGTCGTCGGAGCAGCGCGACTGGGCCAAGCAGCTGCAACCCGAGTGGGCACCAGCCCCCATCCTCCGAGCGGAGTGGTCTGAGGACGACATCGCCGCGGTGCGCCCCTCGTGGCCGTTCGACGTGTGGACACCCGAGGACTGGGACACCGTCATCATCCCCACCCTCACCGCGAAGATCGGAGCCGCCGCATGATCGCCACGCTGCTCCGTCGTCGGCCGACCGCGCGGCAGCGGTACGCCGCCGCCATCGTGCAGATCCACGACGACATGCGCGACGCCGAACACACCCGCGCCAACACCACCCGCCACCTCGCCGCCGAAGTCGAGCAGCTGCGCCGCATGCTCGCCGCCGTGCCCGCGTGGCTCGAAGGCCGGGCCGAAGCGCACCGCCTCGACGCCGGCCACAGCATCCTCGCGAGCCAGCGCAGCCACGACCAGCAGGTGCATCTGGCGGTCGCGCATCACCTGTTGGACGCGGCCCGCGACTTCACCCACTACGCCGAACTCGCAGACGGCAACAACTGATGCGCGCCGTCACCGACGATCCACGGTTCGAGCAGCTGATGGCGGACCTCGACCGAAAGAAGGCGGACCTCGAGGCAGCAAACCGGTGCGCCGAGTTCCTCCCGCACCGCGCAGCACCTGGCGCCTGCGACCGATGCGGCACGCAGCTCACCGGCCGGCAGCGCCGCTGGTGTTCACGTGACTGCGAGAAGGAGTGGCTGCGCCAGCACCACTGGGACTGGGCTCGCAACGCCGCAAAGCAACGCGACGGGCAGCAGTGTGTCCGGGACGGCTGCACCACGACGTGGGCACTTGAGGTCAACCACATCGAGCCGCGCGTCGGTCGCGGTTACGGCTTCGGCTGTCACAACCACTTGGCGAACCTCGAGACGCTGTGCCGCCCGCACCACATTGAGGTGACGACGCAGCAGCGGCGCCAGCGCCAACCATCGCCCGCGCTCGTCCCGTCGAATCAAGGGGAGCTGTTCCAGTGACCGACAACGACGCCCCGAAACCCGTCAGCACCGCCGACCTCTGGCAAGCCGCCGACCAAATCACCCGCACCCACCGGCAACGCCTCCAACGCGACGACGGCCACAGCACCTACACCGAACACGTCACCCTGCCCTCCCTGTGGGACCAGCTCGTCGAAGCCATCGACTCCGGATCCGGGAAACACACCCGCGGCACCCAACGCTCCAAAGCACCCTGCGACGACTCCGCCCTCGCACTCACCATCACCATCGCCGGCGACGTCCGCGACGGCTGCCTCGCCGCCCACCTCAAACGCTCCCGCGACGTGCCGCGGGACCTCCGAGCGATCGTGTCCCACGTCATCGCGACCGGCGACCAGGACGCGATGCGCACCACCCTCGCGACGCTCCGCTCCTGGATCGGGCGGATCAAGGCGACCATCTCGAACGACCCGGACCGCACGTGGCGGATGCACGGCGCCGCCTGCCGCGTCTGCTCGTCGACGACGGTGCCGGTGTGGGACGCGGACGGGACGGAGTCGCGGGCGCCGGCGCTGATCGTGCACTCGGGCGACGGCGTCATCGACAAGATCGTCTGCGGGTTCTGCGGCTCCACGCTCACCGGCCCGGATCTCACCAGCATCGTGCTCGACACGCTGCGCCGCGCCGACGGTTTGCATGATCACCGCGAAGCCGTATAGTCACCCCGTCCGGTTCCGCACGCCCAGAAACCGGCCACCCACAGCCGCCAGGCCCCCACAGGCCGGCGGCTTTCGTGCACTCCGGAGCGGCCCATGCCCGCGATCCTCGACGACCAGCAGAGCCACCTCAACCGCATCGACAACGAACTCGCCGCGGCCTGCGGGCTCCGCGAACGGGCGCTGCTGCTCGGCCACGACGGCGAGTACGAGTGGCTCGAGTTCGAGATCGACCGGCTCAAAACAGTGCGGGCCATCATCACGGAAGGCGGGCTGCTGCGATGACGACGCTGCCCACCACACGCGACCACTGCCTGCACGCCATCGACCTCGCGATCCGCGTCTGCCGCCGCCTGCACCTCGCCGCGATCCGCGCCGGCGACACCGACGAAGCCGACCACTACCGCCGTCGGGTCGACGCGCTGCTCGACCAGCGGACAGAGACGGCGGACGCCTGATGGCGTCGCTCGCCGCCGCCGTCCAAGGCCACCTCGACGGCACCGCGGAACTTCACCGCTACTGGGTAGCCGGCCCGGGCCTCGCGAAGTGGGCCCACTCGCCGCACCCGTGGCAGGCGCTCTACGACGAGCTGGCGAAGTACATCCACGACCCGGAGAAGCTGAAGAAGACCGTCAGCGCGTGGCACAACGAGATCATGAAGCCGACCGGCAGCGACGCGTACCGGTTGGAGCACGGCGGCAAGATCCGCGGCAAAATCATCGGCCCCGGGTGATCCAGCCTCGCAGCGGATGCGGATCCCGCCGGCGGCACGCCCGGCGACGGATGCCGCTGGAGCCCCGCGGCTATCAAAGATCTTCAAGCTCGCGCCGCAACTCGGCGCTGCAAGACAACGTGGCAACATCATCAATTGCCCTAACGAGATCAACAACTGCAGCGTGGAAGGTGCTCAGAGCATCCAGGACCGGAATGTGCGGCTCGTAGAAATACCATCGGTCCATTCGTTCCTGGCGAACGGTGAGCCCGGCACTAGGTAGCGGGCGCTGAGTAACGGGATCAATCGGAACCCCAAATATGAGAGGGGTTCCAAAGAGGTTTGGCACCCCCACCTTCATAAACTCCGGCGCATTCGGATCCCGAGAGGGCGCGTTCTGACAATATCTGATCCTCCCGAACCCCTCGCCGCCGTCGAGGACTCCTGGCTCAAATCGGATACCCCACCATTCGACGAAAGCGCCGGTGGCATCCTCAGTAACGGTGGTACGGAGGGTTCCGCGTAGCAGATGGATCCCCAACTTGTTGTGTTTGTGAGCACGGGCCAGCACGTTAAGTTGGCGAAGCCAGTCGTGACGCGGGTTATAAGGCTGGTGCGTCCGTACGACATCGGCAATGTCTGGCCGGCTCGCGGCGACTCCGGGCATTCGGCGATCTATCTCGGCTCTGAAGCCTTCGTCGTCCTGCGCGAGCGGGTAAGAGATGTTGCCCTTCGGCGCGCCGTACTGGTTCGTGATGTCGACCGCCACGTAGTCCAAGATCGAACGCAGCTGCTCGACGATTACTTTCACTTTCAACTGCAACCGACGTCGGGCAGATGGATCAGTAAACGCGACGTCATGAAGAGCGCCGAGCTGTTCGAGTTGGACGTTTGATTCGCCGAGAATCGCTTGAATATCGTCAAGAGCCGCCATTCGACCTACCCCACCGATGTCCGTGCCCGCCTCAATGCAGTATTCCGCGAGCTTGCCGAGCTTGCCAACGATGACCACGGACCTGGCGTCCGTTCCGCGCACCTGGACCTGGCGTCCGCGCACCGCCCCTGACCGCAGCGAGGTGACACCTCGTGCCAACACGAGCACCCCGCAAACGCACCAGCCACTACGGCCAGCCCGGCAACACCATCACCGGAACCCTCCGCCAGGCCGTCATCGACGACATCAAAGCGGGCGAGCTCGGCCGCAACGCCATCGCGAAGAAGCACGGCCTGTCCGGATCCACCGTCTCCGGCATCGCGAAAGCCGAAGGCCTCGAGTTCCGCGGCCGCACCCAGGTCGCCGCCGCCACCCAAGCCCGCAAGGTCGACCTCCGGTCCCGCCGCGCGGAGATCGCCGCCGTCCTGCTCGAGGACGCTGACCGGCTCCGCGGGCAGATGTGGCGGCCGTGCACACTCCACGCGTTCGGCGGCAAGGACAACGTCCACAACTCGATCGACCTCGCCGAGCCGATCTTCGCGGACAAGCTGAAACTGATGCAGGCCGCGGCATCCGCGCTGGGCCGGCACATGGACCTCGAGCAGCACGACGCCGACGAGGCCGCCGCGAACGCCCGCAGCATGCTCGGCGAGCTCGGCCGCGCGCTCGGCGTCCGCACCGACCCGACGTGACCGCGGCACTGGATCTGCCGCTCTCACCGACGCAGGTCTGCTCGATCCGTGAAGCCACCGGCCGCGTCAACGTGTACGAGGGCGCGATCCGCTCCGGCAAAACCATCGCGTCACTGCTGCGCTGGCTGATCTTCGTCGCCGCGGCACCGCACACCGGTGCGCTGGTGATCGTCGGACGCACCCGCGACTCCGCGTGGCGCAACGTCATCGGCCCACTGCAGGACCCGGCACTGTTCGGCCCGGTCGCCGGCCAGACCGTCGGCAACTACGGCGCCCCGACAGTCACGATCCTCGGCCGCCGCGTCTACGTCCTCGGCGCGCACGACGCCAAAGCCGAAGCCGTGCTCCGCGGACTCACCGTCGCCGGCGCGTACGTCGACGAGGCGACCGTCGTGCCGGAGCAGTTCTTCACCCAGCTGCTCGGCCGCATGTCCGTGCCCGGCGCGCAGCTGTTCGCCACCACCAACCCAGACAACCCGGCGCACTGGCTGAAGGCCCGGTTCCTCGACCGGCTGCTGCAGCTGCCGGACTGGCGCCGGTTCCACTTCACCCTCGCCGACAACCCGTCGCTCACCGCCGCGTACGTCGAGTCGATCAAGCGGGAGTTCACCGGCCTCTGGTACCGGCGGTTCATCCTCGGCGAGTGGGTCGCGGCCGAAGGCGCGATCTACTCCATGTGGAACCCCGACGCGCACGTCGTCCCGTGGGCCGAGCTGCCGGAGATGCAGCGGCTGCTCGCGGTCGGTGTCGACTACGGCACCACCAACGCCACCGCCGCGCTGCTGCTCGGTCTCGGCGTCGACGCCCGGCTGTACCTGGTCGACGAGTGGCGCCACGACCCGAAGCAGACCAACGTCCGCTTGACGGACACTGAGCTCGCCCGCCGCGTCGGCGGGTGGCTCGACAACCCGCATGTACCGCTCGCGCCCGGCCGGGAGCAGCCCCGCATCGAGTGGGTCGCGGTCGACCCGTCCGCCGCGTCGTTCAAAGTGCAGCTGCACCAGGACGGCGTCATGGGCCTGGTCGACGCCGACAACGACGTCGCCTACGGCATCCGCACGTCGCGTCCGGCCTCGCCGCCGGCTGGCTCAAGGTGTCCGCCCGCTGCGCCGGGTTCATCGCCGAAGCACCCGGCTACAGCTGGGACCCGAAGGCGACGGAGAAAGGCGAGGACAAGCCGATCAAGGTGGCGGACCACTCGCTCGACGCCGGCAGGTACGCGATCACGACGACGGAGGCTCTCTGGCGGGGCCGCATCGACACCCAGCTGGAGGCCGCGTGATCCCGACACCCATCCCGGACGAGCTCGTCAAGCCCGGAACGGTGCGCCGCGTGTTCGCCGCCCCCAACGGCGACATGCTCGACGACGAGATCCGCCCCTGCGAGGCCCTGGTCTCCCGCGACACCAGCACGGACCTCGCCTCGGTCCGGGTCCGCCTCGAGCTGGAGCCCGGCGAGGCCGACGCGATCGCCGCCGGCGCACCGGTGTGGCTCACCATGCTCGGCGGCCGCGGCGGTCGCTTCCGGTTCGACGTGAAGGTCGAAGGCGCCTGATGCCGCTGCCCAACTCCGGCATCGCCTGGCCGCCCGCCGACCTCGACCGGGTCTCCGACTCGATGGAGGTGTGGTCCGCGTGGTTCGGCGGCGACCCGGAGGAGCTGGACCGCGCCTACTGGCGCTACCGCCGGCACCGGTCGCTGCGCCCGCAGGACCGGCCGTCGCAGTACCGCGGCGGCGTCGTCGGCATGGTCGCCCGCACCTTCTGGGGCGCGCCGCGCGGTGACCTGCGGATCCCGAAGGCGAAACTGCACGTCCCGTTCGCCGGCGACATCTGCCAGGCCTCCGCCGACCTGCTGTTCGCCGACCCCCCGACGATCCAGGTCGAGGACAAGAAGACCAACGACCGGCTCGACGAGCTCACCGGCGACGGGATGCTGTCCACGTTCGCCGAAGCCGCCGAATTGGGCGCGGCGCTCGGCGGCACCTACCTGCGGGTCGCGTGGGACAAGGACGTCAACCCGGCCGGCCCGTTCCTCACCGCGGTCGACGCGGACGGCGCGTGGCCCGAGTTCTGCTGGGGCCGCCTGCAGGCCGTCACGTTCTGGTTCGACGTCACCCCCGCCGACCAGCGCACCACCGACACGCGGCTGCGCCACTTGGAGCGGCACGAGCTCGACGGCCAGGGCAACGGCGTCGTGTTGCACGGCCTGTACCAGGGCACGCAGGACAACCTCGGCCGGCCCGTGCCGCTCACCGAGGCCGCGTCCCTGGCCGACCTCGCCGAGGACGTCACCGACGGCAACGTCATCTCCACCGAGTCACCGGGCCTCGCCGTCGTGTACGTGCCGAACCAGCGGCCGCAGCGCCGCTGGCGGCACGACCCGATCGGGCGCAGCCTCGGCCGCTCCGACCTCGACGGCATCGAAGGCCTCATGGACGCGATCGACGAGACCTACACGTCGTGGATGCGTGACATCCGCCTCGGTAAGGCCCGGGTGTTCGTTGCCCAGTCGCTGCTGGAGAACCTCGGCACCGGCCGCGGCGCAACATTCGACGCGGACCAGGAGATCTACGCCCCGCTCAACGCGCTGCAGACCCAGAGCGCCGGCGGGCAGAACGGGCTGCCGATCCAGGCGGAGCAGTTCGAGATCCGCTACGCCGAGCACCAGGCCACGATCACGCAGCTGATGAGCGACGCGCTGCGCACCGCCGGCTATTCCAGCCAGACGTTCGGCATGGTCGACGGGTCGTCGCGCGGCCAGGCCACCGCCACGGAGATCGAGGCGAAACAGCAGCGCTCCTTCATGACCCGCGACCGGAAGATCCGGCTGTGGCGCCCGGCGATCGCCGACGCCGTCGCGAAGCTCCTCGCCGTCGACAAAGCGATCTTCAACAGCCAGGTCACGGTCGACGACCCGACCGTCGGGTTCCCCGACGGCGTGCAGGACACGATGCTGACGCTCGCGCAGACCGCGCAGGCACTCGCGACAGCGAAGGCCGCGTCGACGAAGACGATCGTCGAAATGGTGCACCCGGACTGGGACAACGACCAGGTGAAGGCCGAGGTCGACCTGATCCAGACGGAGGACGCGGCAGCCGCGCCGCTGCCCGACCCGGCCGGCGCGTTCGGCGCCGGGAACCTCGGCGCGTGACCCAACCCGCCGGCGCCGGGACCGCCGCTGGCGTCGGCGCCACCGTCGACCAGCTCGCCGCCGCGATCGTCGCGCTGTACGCGGCCGCGGAGCAGCAGCTCCTCGCGTCACTGGCGCAGGCGGCGCGGCACGGGTTCACCGACACCGCCGCCACCGCGCAGATCGGGATGCTCGGCCAGATGCAGCGGGCCGCTGAACGCGTCGCCACCGCACTACGGCTCCGCAGTCAGCCACTCACGCGACGCATCGCCTCCGAGGCCGCGCAGCGCGGCGACGCGGCTGCACAAGCCCTGCTCCGCCGCATCGTCGCCGGCAACCCGGCCCTGGCCCGCGTCTACCTCGCCACCGGCCCCGTCCCCGGCAACGTCGCCGCAGCCAACGCGATCGCCACCGACCTGGCCAACCGCCTCGACGCCACCACGTTCCGCATCACCCGCTACGCCGACGACGCCTACCGCGCCGCCACCGCCGAAGCAGCGACCCGCCTCGTCCTCGGCCGCGAAAACCTCACACCCAGCACGGCGCAGCAGCTTGCCTGGCGCGAACTCACCCGCCTCGGCGTCACCGGCTACACCGACACCGCCGGGCGGCGCTGGAACCTCGCCACCTACGTCGAAACCGCCACGAGGGCCGCGGTGCAGCGCGCCTACAACGACGCGCACGACGCCCGGATGCGCACGGTCGGCATCGACTACTTCACCGTCTCCCACGACGGCCGGCCGTGCCCGGCGTGCAAGCCGTGGGAGGGCGCGGTGCTCGGCGACCAGCCCGGGCCGGCCACAGCGCCGAACGCGGCCACCGGCCAGCCGGTCGCGTTCACCGTGAAGGCCACGCTCGAGCAGGCCCGCGCCGCCGGGTTCCAGCATCCGAACTGCAAGCACGTGCTGCTGCCCTACCTGCCGGGCGTCACCAAGACGGAGGCGGGCGGGAAGTGGACGGCCGCGGACGAGCAGGCCTACGCGGCGACGCAGCGGCTCCGCGCCCTCGAACGCGAGGTGCGGGCCGGGAAGCGGGAGGCCGCGGCCGCGCTCGACGACCTTGCGCGGGTTCGCGCCGACCGCAGGGTGCGGGCGGCGCAGGCGAAGATCCGCGCCCACGTCGACCGGGCCGACCTGAACCGGCGCCGCCGCCGCGAACAGCTACACCTTCGCGGTCGGTAGCGCTCTTGCCGTTACCTCAAAGGGTTATGGGGTCTCCGGGTTGTGCGACCTTGATCTCCATCATTGCGTCGATACGCGCAGTGATGTCCGCATCAACGCCGTGCACCTCCGCTAGCCACTGCTCGACGCCAACGCATACCTCCTCGCAGAACACGTCCACCTGCAACTGGAGCCGCGGCCCGAGCAGATTTAGATGGACGATCATCCCCGGCTGCGGGTACGCCCGGAACTCGAACCCAGCAAGCACTTCACGAACCCGCTGTCCCAATATGTCGTCGCTGCCCTCGTGCAACAACGCACAGCGCAAGGCGTACATGTCAGCGCCGTTCAAGAACCGCAGCTGGCGCTCATCACCGCCAAAGGTCGTCAGCGTGTGCGTCCAGCCAGGAGTTAGGTACTCGTCCACCCACGCGATGTACCGCCGTGAAGAAGAATTTTGTGGCTCGCGCATCTTCCCGCAAATGTCAGGCAGCGTCATCGCCAGGCTCAGCCCGGCGTACCAATTCTGCTGCGCCATCGCCTGACGCACCGCATCGACGAGTCTGTGCATTCCAGTCGTCATGCGACCACTCCTTTCCTGACATCCCCGCGTCCCCACGAGGGCCAACGCCGGCCTGGCGCCGGAGAACACCGATCGGGCCTGGCGCCCGAGAATAGGAAACCCCAGCCATGCGCACCACGCACCCGCTCACTGCCCATCCCGGTCAGATCATCGGCTTCCGCCCGGCGCGGCAGCACGAGCGACCCGGCCGGATGTACCCGATCTTCGCGATGGCCGGCGGAGCACCCGACGACCCGCCGGCCGACCCGGCGCCCAGCGACCCGGCGCCGACGGATCCGCCGGCCAACGATCCCGCGCCTTCGCCGGACCCGGCGCCCAGCGACCCGGCGAAGTGGGACGGCAAGGTCGAGTCTCTGCCGCAGGACGTGCAGAAGCTGATCGAGCGGTACAAGAACGAGGCCGCCAACGCCTCCTCGAAGTCCCGCGAGAACGCGCGCAAGGAGGCCGAGCAGGAGCTGCTCAAGAAGCTCGGCCTCGTCAAGGGCGACGAGAAGCCCAACCCGGACGAGCTCGCCAAGCAGCTCACCGCCGCGCAGCAGGCGCAGCGTCAAGCGACCGTCGAGCTCGCCGTCTACCGCACCGCCTCCAAGCACCAGGGCGACCCCAACGCCCTTCTCGACTCGCGGTCCTTCCTGGCGAAGGTCGCGGATCTCGACCCGTCCGCCAAGGACTTCGAGACCAAGGTCTCCGACGCCATCAAGGACGCGGTGGCCAACAACCAGAAGCTCAAGGCCGGCCAGGCGCCGGGCAAGAGCAGCGTCGACCACGGCCCCGCCGGCGGTGGCAACCGCAGCGAGAAGCCAAAGTCCCTCGCCGACGCCGTCGCCGGCCACTTCGGCACGTAGCCCCGCACTCCCGCGCCGCACGGCGCGCCCACCCATCACAACCTGGAGCACGCCATGCCCGTAACCCTCTCCGAGGCCCAGAACAACGCCGAGACCGACCTCGACGTCGCCGTCATCGACGAGTTCCGCACCAACCCGCTGATGGACCTGCTGACGTTCGACGACGTCGTCAACCCCGCCGGCGGCGGCGCCACCCTCACCTACGGGTACCGGCGTCTCGTCGCGCCCGCGACCGCCGGGTTCCGCGCGATCAACAGCGAGTACACCCCGTCCGAGGTGACGAGTGAGAAGTTCACCGTCGACCTCGTCCCGCTGGGCGGCTCGTTCCAGGTCGACCGCGTCCTCGCGAAGGTCGGCCCCGCCGCGTCCGGCGCGATCGCACTGAACATGAGCCAGAAGATCAAGGCCACGCAGGCGACCTTCGGCGACCAGATCATCAACGGCGACACCGCCGTCGACGCCAACGGCTTCGACGGCCTGTCGAAGGCGCTCGCCGGCTCCGACACCGAGGACACCGCGGAGCACGACTGGTCCGCCGCGATGACCCAGGACCTCGCGTTCGCGGTCCTCGACGACGTCGACGACCTGCTGACCCTGATGAACGGCAACGAGGCCACCGCGCTCATCGGTCACCGGAAGGCGATCAACAAGATCCGCGCCGCCGCCCGCCGCACCTCCGCCTACACGCAGACGCCGGGACCCCGGCAGACCACCATCGAACGCTACGGGCAAGCCGTGCTCGTCGAGGCCGGGTGGAAGGCCGACGGCACCGACTTCGTCATCCCCGTCGCCGCGACCGACCCCGACTCCACCGGCCCGCTCGTCGCCGGATCCACCAGCGTGTACGCGGTGCGGTTCGGCCTCGACGCGTTCAAGGGCGTCGCGGTGGCCGGCGGCAGCCTGGTCAACACCTGGATGCCGCAGTTCCAGCTGCCGGGCGCGGTGAAGACCGGTGAGGTCGAGCTCGGCCCCGTCGCGGTCGCGCTGATGAACTCCCGCTGCGCGGCGGTGCTGCGCAACGTGAAGGTCCAGTAGAAGCAGCTCGCTGTCAGCCCCGGTTACCAGCCACCGGGGCGCCGGCTCCCACCCACCTGACACTGCTGCCTGGAGGCCACGTCGTGCCCACCATCACTTCCCCGGTGAAGTTCACCGGCCGCACCTACATCGGCCCGCTCATCCTCGACTTCACCGACGGCAAGGCCGTCGCCGGCGACGCCGCGCTCAACGACGGCATCCGCCGCTACCTCGCCGAGCAGGGCTACGGCATCGACGCCGACGCCCGGCCGCCCGCCGAAGCACCGGCCCCGCCGGATCCGCGCGACCGCGCCGACGCGACGCAGATCAACCGGCTGCGCGACGCCGCCGTCGACCCGAAGCCCGAGGACTTCCTGCCGCCGGTCAACGCCGGCGCCGAGAACCCGCACGGCCCTCAGGTGGTCGCGCCCGGCATCCACGCCGCGCCCGGCAAGCCGATCCACCCCGGCCCTGTCGGCCGCGGCGGCACCGGCGACGAACCCACGGTCGTGCCCGACCCGGACGCGCAGGGCGCGAACGAGTCCACGCTCGCGCAGGCCTCCCTCGTCGACCAGGTCCCCGCCGGCGACGCCGTGCAGGCCGCGGCCGCCCGCGCCGACCAGGTCAACGCCGACCAGCCCGGCGCCTCGGCCGGCGGGAAGAAACCAACCCGCCGCGCCGCGAAGACACCGTCGCCCGCGCCTGACCAGTCGAGTTAGTGGCGCCGGTCTACGCGACGAGCGGCGACTACGCGTCGCTCGGCTACGGCAGCCCGCCGGCCAACATCGACCGGCTTCTCGCGCAGGCATCGTGGCGCGTGCGGCGCGCCACGATGTCGGACTACTACCACACTGACGTCGACGGCTTCCCGGTCGACGCCATCACGTTGCAGGCGTTCAAAGAGGCCACCTGCGCGGACGCCGCCGCCATGAGCGCGCTCGGTATC